TTAGCTAGAAAGGATGGTTTAAATGAGCGACTTACAAATTTTCAATTTTAACAACAAAGAAATCAGAACACTGGTGATTGAAGGTGAACCTTATTTTGTCGGCAAAGATGTAGCAGATATCCTCGGGTACCAAAACGGTAGTCGAGATATCAATCGCCATGTAGATGAAGAGGATAGACACAAGGCAATGATCTTTGATGGTAACCAGTATAAGGAAACCATCACCATCAATGAGTCCGGGCTTTATAGCTTGATCTTGTCAAGCAAATTACCAAAAGCTAAAGAGTTTAAGCACTGGGTAACGAGCGAAGTTTTGCCGACAATTCGCAAACACGGTGCATATATGACACCGGCAAAAATCGAAGAAGTTCTGACAGACCCTGATACGATCATTCAGCTGGCCACTCAACTGAAGCAAGAGCGTGAAGGCCGGCTGATTGCAGAACAACGCATTGGCGAATTGACACCTAAAGCAGACTATTGCGACAGGGTGCTTGCTGACAAATCACTTGTCACGATTACGCAAATCGCCAAGGACTATGGAATGAGCGGTCGAGCACTCAACGCTACACTTCATGATTTCGGTGTCATCTACAAGCAGGGAGAAACGTGGTTCCTGTATGCCAAGTATCAGAAAACCGGGTGGACGCATTCCGAAACCATCATGGTTGACAAGAAAGATGGCACACAGAAAGCCGTGCTCAACACGAAATGGACGCAAAAGGGACGCTTGGGATTATATGAGCTGCTTAAAGCCCACGGCATTCTGCCATTGATTGAACGGGAGGGATGACCATGAACCCGTTCAAAATTGAAGTTGATCAGGACGCCCTGAACGAAATCATTCAGTGGCATATCAATGAAGTTCTCGACGAAGATTTGTCAGGAATCACATGGAGCCTTGACGAATTCCGCAAAAAGTGCTGCGGAAACAAAAGCCGAGCGTGGGTAGCGCTCTACATCTTCTCACGATTTAACGATGAGATTACCGGGCCTGATGGCTGGCTGATACGTGCCAACGCCCGTGGTCAGCAGAACATAATCTTTGCCAAGCCGGCAAAGGAATGGATGGAAGAGAACCGTCAGCGGATTGACTGGCGGGCGAAGTTGCCAAGATAAGGAGGATTTAAGATGAACAAAAAAGAAAAGGCCGTCATAATCTCAGTCAAAGCGCTAGGCGCGTTGATGGCCATGGCCGGCACCGCTAATTGGAAAACAGAAAACACTGCAAAAATTGCTGCTGATATCGCCTTGCTCATTGATGATGTTGACGACGTTGACATTAGAAATGAGTTGAAAGCCTATATAGTAGCATTCGGCGCCCTGGAGATGCAGGCTCATGGTGAAGATGCCAAGGAGATGATAGACGGCGCCCAAGAAGCATTCGGGGATGAAGTGCTTGAAAAGGTGCTTAAGAAAATCGAAGAAATCGAAAGTGCAAGGAGAAAGAGAAAATGAACGAGAAGGAATTGCTGGTGCCAGTAGCAGTTGAAGAGTTAGCCGCATTAGAGGCTATGGCGATGCTTTCCAATTGTGAGGTAATCGATTTTAGAACCCTATCAAGCAAAATCGATGAACGAGCTGAAAAAGTTGGAGACGACTCAAAGAGCCTCATTGGTTTAATGTCACTGGCTTACGTGATTTTTGAATATAAAAAGAGGGGAAGAGAGGAAGCTGCACAAAAAATATTTGATGAACTGAAACCGGAGATAACTCCTTCGGTGGTAGAACTCTTAGATGTTTTAGAAGAATGGAGGGAAAACAACAAATGAGCAAAGAAGAACTGTTGATTGCGTTGAGGTTAACACAACACAATCACAAGGTTTTGATGGAACTCAAGGACAGACAACTGGAGGCGAAAATTAAATGAGAAAATTCAAAATTACGTACGAAGAGCGCGATGAGGAACGTTATCCCGTCGAAAATGATCTACTGC